TTTAGTGAAGTGGCTGGGGCATAGGAGGTAGAACATGGCAAACGTATCAGATTTTATCTCTAAACTTAAAGGCGGAGGTGCTAGAAACAATCAGTTTAAAGTCACTATGCCTTTCCCTGGTTTCGCAGCTGTTGGTGGTGAGACAGAAAGTATGGCATTTTTATGTCAAGCAACTAACTTACCCCAAAGTGAACTTGGTGAACTAGCTGTAAACTTCCGTGGTAGACCTATCTACATGGCAGGTGATAGAACATTCCAAACTTGGAGTACAACTATCATTAACGATACTGATTTCTTAATCAGAAATGCTATTGAGAGATGGTCAAACGGTATTAACAACCATTCAGATAACGAAGGACTTGTAAATCCTGTTGATTATCAAGTGGATGCATTTGTAGATCACTTAGATAGAAACGGTAATACAATCAAGTCTTACACTTTCAGAGGTATGTTCCCAACATTAATAGGTCAGGTTGATCTATCATATGAACAGGCAACTACACTTGAAACTTTTGAATGTACTTGGAGATACCAATACTGGGAATCAAACACTACAACATAATGTTGAGAAAGGGCGTCCTTAGGGGCGCCCTAAATATAGTATAAGGAGAATAGTAGTGGCAGAAATATTCGGTTTTGAAATCAAGAGGAAAGACCTCAAACCAAATAGTCAATCATTTACCGCACCTACAGCAGATGACGGTACACAGACTATCATGGGTGGTGGACACTTTGGAACTTATCTTGATATTGAAGGTAAAGTAAATAATGAATCAGATTTAATTCGTAGATATAGAGAAATTGCTATGCACCCAGAGTGTGATCAAGCAATCGAAGATATCATTAATGAATCTGTTGTAGTAGATGATGACCAAGAGGTTGTTCGTCTTAACTTAAACAAAGTTCCGTTTTCATCAGCATTAAAGAAAAGAATTTCAGAAGAATTTAAAAATATTCTTTCGTTATTAGAGTTTGAACAAAAAGGTCATGATATCTTTAGAAGATGGTATGTAGATGGTAGAATAATTTATCATAAACTAATAGATCCTAAATCAACTAAAAAAGGTATTACAGAATTAAGATATATTGACCCAAGAAAAATTAAAAAAGTAAGGGCACCTAAACAAAAACCAGGTAATGAGTTTGCCCCTATTGATAAAAGAAAACCTCAAGCTCTTGAATTTGATGAGTTTTTTATTTACAATGAAAAGGGTGTGCAACCTGCTGCGAGTGCGACAACTGGTCTTAAAATTACAAAAGACGCAATCGCATATTGTCCAAGTGGTCTTGTAGATCAACAAAAGAATTTAGTATTGTCTTATCTACATAAGGCAATCAAACCAGTTAATCAGCTGCGAATGATTGAAGATAGTGTTGTTATCTATCGTATATCAAGAGCACCTGAAAGAAGAATATTCTACATTGATGTAGGTAATTTACCAAAAGTAAAAGCAGAACAATACCTAAAAGATGTTATGAATAGATATCGAAATAAACTTGTATATGATGCAAGTACAGGTGAAATAAGAGATGATAGACAGTATATGTCTATGCTCGAAGACTTCTGGCTACCTAGACGAGAAGGTGGTAGAGGTACAGAGATTACTACATTACCAGGTGGTTCAAATCTTGGTGAAATAGATGACATCAAATATTTTCAAAAGAAATTATTTCAATCATTGAATGTTCCATACAGTAGATTAGATAGTGAAGCCGCTGGTGGTTTACAACTTGGTCGTTCAACTGAAGTAAGTAGAGATGAAATTAAATTTACTAAATTTGTTTCTAGATTAAGAAATAGATTTAATGTTTTATTTCATGACTTACTTAAAACACAACTTATACTTAAAGGCATTGTGACCATCGAAGCTTGGGAAATGCAATTAAGTCAAACAATAAAATACGATTATGTAAGTGATGGTTATTTTTCTGAAATAAAAGAAAGTGAAATGTTTAAAGAACGCATGGAAATATATCGTAATATGAAAGACAATGAAATTCTTGGTAATGTTTATTCTAAAGAATGGGCAATGAAACATGTTCTTAAAATGAATGATGAAGAAATACAAGAACAGAAAGAACAAATTGAAAATGAAAAACAAGAAGCACCTGATCAAGAAGGTGAGGGTGATGATGAAGGAGGACAATTCGCATGAGCGTAGAGAATACTAAAAGCATGATTGATGCATTGGATGCTGGTGATAACATGTCAGCAGAAAAAGAATTTAAGGCTGCATTAGCAGACAAAGTAGGTAGTGAATTAGATACTAAGAGAAAAGACTTAGCAGGCACTATCATGAACAAAGAACCTGAGGAGAAAGATGGCGATAACGCTGGATCAACTGAGATTGACGATTAAAGAAAAAGACGAACACAAGCGTTCTCTTAATTATCGAAAATTAGCACCAAAGGTTAAAAAGGCTGTGGATGATGTTTTCGGCATGATGGCGAAGACACCACAAAAAGTTTTAACTACATTTCCTAAAATTATGAGAGATGTAGCGAAAAAATATAGAGTACAACCAACAGATATAGAAACCTATTTCGAAAAAGAAACAGGTCTAACCATATAAAGGAGAGTAAAAATGGCTATAGTAAATGCAAGAAATTTAGTCGATAGTGCGACTAGAACAGTAAGAATGTTTGAAATTAATAACGATACAAATAGTGCGGTGACAGTAGTAGACGCAAGTGCATTAAGAGGACATTCGTCTAACCCAACACTACACATAAGAAGTATTAAATGGAATACAACAGCAGCAACAAGTGATGTAGCGTTTTTGTTTGATGCAACTTCAGATGATCACGCAATATCAGTACACGGTACTGGTGAGTATGGGTTTCACGGCAAACAACCACTAATCACAAATCCAGAAAGTTCTGGTGTGACTGGTGATATAAAGATAACTAATGCAAGTGCTGTGACAGGTACATTTATAATTGAAGTGACTAAATCAAAAGGTTATGACGCTTCAGGACAAACAAGATAGTAATTCATAGTATCACAACGGGCTCTAAATTGGGTCCGTTGTAATATAAATAGAACTAAAGGGGAAAATACGCAACATGAAACTGATTAGAGAAGAAATAAACGAGGCACAATATATCGTTGAAGAAGATAACGGTAAAAAGTCTCATAAAATCAAGGGTATTTTCATGCAGGCAAACATCAAAAACCGAAATGGTCGTGTTTACCCTATGGAAGTATTAGAAAAAGAAGTTAAAAGATATAACAAAGAATTTGTACAGCGTAAAAGAGCATTTGGTGAATTAGGACATCCTGACGGACCAACTGTTAATTTAGAGAGAGTATCACATCTTATCACTAAGTTAGATGGTGATGGTAAAGGTAATTATGTTGGAGAAGCAAAAATTACTGATACACCATACGGAAAAATCGTTAAATCATTGATAGATGAAGGCGCACAACTAGGAGTTTCTTCTAGAGGCATGGGTTCTCTAGAGAATAAAGGCGGTACCAACTATGTAAAATCAGATTTTTACTTAGCGACTGCAGCCGATATAGTCGCAGATCCCTCTGCACCACAGGCATTTGTAAACGGTGTCATGGAAGGAAAAGAGTGGATTTGGGACAACGGAATCATCAAAGAACAAGATGTTTCTGAAATAAAAGAACAAATTGAGCGTGAAACTAGAGAACGTCAAGCAAAAGCAGAGGCACATGCCTTTGAAAGCTTTATGCGAAAATTGACAAAATAATAAATAGTTATACGCAAAAATTTGATATCAAATTAGGAGAGTAAAACAAAAATGGCTGAAGAATACAAAAACGAACAAGAAATCGTTTCTGAAGCTCCTAAGGGCGCAGACGCTCCAAAAGCAGGTGCTGTTAAATCAGAACCTATGCAGAAGGGTGGCGACTATGAGGATCTTGGACCAGCAGTGGTTAGACCTACAGATAAAGCAGGTCAAGACAAAGCTGATGACAAGATTAAAAAGGACTCAACTGCTCCTACCAAAGGTGCCGCACCAACAGAGCCAATGCAAAAATTGAAAGCTAGTAAGCATGATATGAAAGCAGAAGATGCTCACGATGGTGAAAAAGAAAAAGAAGACGAAGACGATAAAGACGAAGACGAAATGTCTGAAAAAGAGCATATGCCTAAAACTAAATCTGGTATGATCCAAGCAATGTATGACAACATGAACAAAATGAAGAAAGCAGACATTCAAGCTGCTTACGGAAAAATCATGTCTGCAATGCACGGTGATATGAAGAAAAAAGAAGAAGGTATGCACGATAAAGATGACGAAGAAAATAAAAAGAAAGTTAAAGAAGCTGTAGATCAAAGAGTAAAATCTATTGATGTATCAGATGATGTTAACGCTTTGGTTTCTGGTGATGATTCTTTATCAGAAGAATTTAAAACAAAGGCTGCTACTATCTTCGAAGCTGCTGTTAAGTCTAAAGTAAAATCTGAAATCGAAAGATTAGAAAGCGAATACGCTTCAGAATTAGACGAAGCAAAAATAACTGTTAAGGAAGAATTAACTACTAAGGTTGATAACTACCTAAACTATGTTGTTGAGCAATGGATGGCAGACAATGAATTAGCTATCGAAAAAGGTATTAAGGGAGAAATCGCTGAAGACTTTATTGGTGGTCTAAAACAATTATTCGAAGATCATTACATTGATGTTCCAGATGAAAAGTATGACATCTTGGAAGCAAAAGAAAAAGAGCTTGAAGAAATGAAAGCTAAAATCAATGAAATGACTGAGAAGTCTATTGAAGACAAAAAGTTAATCGAAGGATACACAAAAGACGAAATCTTTGAAAGTGCTGTTGACGGAATGGCTGATACAGAAAAAGAAAAGATGAAATCTTTAGTAGAAGATGTAGCTTTCGAAAATGCTGATGCATACTCTAAAAAACTTTCTACAATTAAAGAAAGTTATTTTGGACACGCAGCAGCACCTGAATCAACAGAAAATGTTGATACAGTAAATCAAGATTCTAATGATGGCAATATAGTATCTGATATGTCCGATAGCATGTCTAGATATGCGGCTGCAATCAGTAGGGGAAAAAGTAGAGATATCTACGGAAATTAAAACTAAGGAGAGATAAACACAATGTTTAATTCGCAAAACTTACAGGAAAAGTGGGCTCCGGTTCTTGAGCATGGCGATCTACCAAAGATAGATAACCCTTACAAGAAAGCGGTGACTGCTGTTATCCTTGAAAACCAAGAAAAAGCTGCGAAAGAAGACAAAGCATTCTTAGGTGAGATTGCAAACATTACAGGTGATGCTGCTGTTGCAAATTGGGATCCAATCCTAATCTCATTGGTAAGAAGAGCTATGCCAAATCTTATCGCATACGACATCTGTGGCGTTCAACCAATGACTGGACCAACTGGTCTGATCTTTGCAATGAAGTCCAGATTT